TTATATGAAATCTATTTGCTCCCATCCTCCAAGGAAATACCAAGTTGATGGAGTATTCGATGCCTTAAAGCACAATAGAAAGCTATTGATATCACCGACTGCTTCAGGAAAATCTTTGATGATTTATTCTCTCGTAAGATACTACGTAGATAAACGTCAAAAAATCCTGCTAGTTGTTCCGACGACATCTCTCGTAGAGCAGATGTATAAGGACTTTCAGGATTATGGTTGGGATTCTGAGTCATACTGTCACAGAATATATTCAGGTAAAGAAAAGACCAATGAGTTTCCGGTTACAATTACAACATGGCAATCAGTCTATAAACTAGACAGAACTTTTTTTGAAGATTATAACGTGGTAATTGGTGATGAAGCTCACTTATTTAAAAGTAAGTCATTAATATCTATAATGACAAAATTACATCATGCAAAGTATAGGTTTGGATTCACAGGAACTTTAGACGGCACACAGACGCATAAATGGGTCTTAGAAGGACTGTTTGGCCCATCATACAAGGTGACTAAAACAGAAGAACTTATGAAACAAGGGCATCTTTCACAGTTAGATATTCAATGTTTAGTTCTCAAACACCCACCACAAAAGTTTGAAACATATAATGATGAGATTGAATATCTAATATCTCATGAACAGAGAAATAAATTTATCACAAACTTAGCACTCGATCTTAAGGGTAATACACTTATTTTGTATAGTAGAGTACAAGCTCATGGTTCAGTGCTATACAGTATGATAAATACAAATAAGAGTGATAAGCGAAAAGTGTTCTTTGTTCATGGTGGTGTGGACGCTGAAGAACGAGAACAAATTCGTGAGATTACTGAGAGAGAAGTAAACGCTATTATCGTTGCGTCTTATGGTACATTTTCAACAGGTATCAATATTAAAAACTTGCATAATATTGTTTTTGCCTCTCCTTCAAAGTCAAGAATACGAAACCTCCAAAGCATTGGCAGAGTTCTTAGAAAAGGAACTAACAAGATCAAAGCTATTCTATACGATATCTCTGATGACTGCTCGCTTAAATCTAGGAAAAACTACACCTTAAATCATCTTATAGAAAGAATCAAAATCTATAATGAAGAAAATTTTAACTATGACATAATCACAATACAACTTAAGGACAAATGATCGAAGACGACTTTTATGCTACTATCAAATTCAAAAGTGGAGAGGAGATCTTTGCCAAAGTTGCTGCCTCTGAAGAAGTAAATCGAACTGTATTACTCATATCAAATCCAATTATGGTAAGTGAAGTTAAAAGTAAAAATGGAATGACAGGATATAAGGTTGAACCATGGCTTAAAACCAGTAAGGATGATATGTTTATGGTTGATTTGAGTGAAGTATTAACAATGTCAGAATCATCAGATGTTGAAATGATATCAATGTATCAAAGATGGTTAAGAGATACCACTCGATCAAAAAATGATGAACCTAAATTAAGTCGTAAAATGGGATATATCTCAACAGTAAATGATGCAAAGGATATACTAGAGAAACTATATAAATCTAAAGAATCAAAGGGCTAATATCCTTAAACCTCTACAAAGGTTATTGTACACATATTTTGATATGTTGTCAAGTGCTTGCCTTTTTATGGTATAAATGTTATACTTTCTACATAATAAGGATTATAATTATGGCGATAACTAGGAATATGCCTAAACGAAAAAGATCGGAACATTATGTTAATAATAAAGAGTTTCTTACAGCTTTAATTAGATATCGTGAAGACGTAGAGATTACATATATTAAAAAGTTTGGTGAACCACCAGATAAAGCAGGTAGGGCATCATCATGGGATACGAAGCCAGTGATTCCAAGATATATTGGTGATTGTTTTTTAAAGATTGCAAATCATTTATCATTCAAACCTAACTTTGTAAACTACATGTTTAAGGAGGATATGATCTCCGATGGAATCGAAAATTGCGTTCAATACATACACAATTTTAATCCTGAGAAATCCAAGAATCCTTTTGCTTACTTTACGCAGATTATACATTATGCATTTCTCCGCAGAATACAAAGAGAAAAAAGACAACTTGAAATTAAAAATAAAATCTTAGAAAGATCAGGATATGATGAGGTCTTCTATGGGGATGACGGTGGAGAGGCTTCTGACTATAATGCAATTAAGGATGCAGTTCATTCCAAATTGAGATATTGATGAAAAAAATACTTTTGAAAATATTAGAAGGTATAGCCATAGCAGGAATGGTAGTATTCTTAGGATTTTTATTTCTTATTGAGTTAATAGATTTGTTTTTGATCAGACCCATTTACCAAAAGTTATTTAAAAAGAAACGTAGGAGGAGAGTATGATTCTACCAGGTTCTACAGTTAAAGTAACTGATAAAAATTCAATATACAGAGGATATGTTGGATGTGTTCAAAGAATACAAGGTAAGAAAGCAGCAGTTCTAATGGATTCTCATACTCCTTGGGATAAAATGATTACTTTTAAACTCTCTGAACTTTCAGAACAAACCGAAGGTTTCCTATACTACCCACCTAAAAAACAAAAATGAAAATAGCAATCATTACAGATACTCATTACGGTGCTCGTAAGGGAGCAGACTATATTCATAGTTATTTTAAAAATTTTTATGATAATATTTTCTTTCCATATCTTGAAAAAAATAATATTGATACTATTATTCACATGGGAGATATGTTTGATAGTCGTAAATCAATTGATTATCAAAGTTTAGAGTGGTCTAAGAGAGTTGTATTTGAACCTTTAAAGAAGTATAAAGTACATGCCATTACTGGAAATCATGATGCTTACTATAAAAATACCAATAAAGTTAACTCACCAGAACTTTTATTAAAAGATTATGATAATATCATTACTTACTCAAAACCAACTGAAATTAATATTGGAGGATTAGATATATTACTTTTGCCTTGGATAAACTCTGAAAATTTTGAAGAGAGTAAAGAATTTATTGATAACAGTAAGAGTAAAATCGCAATGGGACATTTAGAAATAAATGGTTTTAAAGCAACTCGTGGTCATATGATGGAAGATGGTATGGACGTAAGTATCTTTAGTAAGTTTGAAAAAGTTTACTCTGGTCACTTTCATACTCGTTCAACTGATGGTAAAATATATTATCTTGGTAATCCATATGAGATGTATTGGAATGATGTAAATGATAAAAGAGGATTTCATATTTTTGATACAGAAACTCTCATACATACTCCAATTGACAATCCTTATAAATTATTTTATAACATATATTATGAAGATACACCCCATCAAACGTTTGATTCGACTGAATATACAAATAAACTTGTAAAAGTAATTGTTAGGAAAAAAACAAATACTAAGCAATTTGAGAAATTTATAGATAAATTATACTCCTCTAATGTTCAAGACTTGAAGATAATTGAAAACTTTGTTATTCAAGAAAATGAAAATTTTGAAATAGATGAAGAGGAAAACACTTTATCCATATTAAATAGATATATTGATGAATCTGAATTTGAATATGACAAAAATATTATAAAAGGTATTTTTCAAGATTTATACAGACAAGCTTGCGAGGTAGACTAATGTTTCTTCTCACAATTCAAAACAGAAAGGATGATGGTGCTTATGCAGTTCAAGACCATCAGGGAGATAAAGTATTGTTTATGTTTGAAGAAGAGGATGATGCCACTCGATATGCTTTAATGTTAGAGGACAATGAATTGTATGAAAAACCAATGCAAGTTATAGAAATTGATGAAGAACTTGCGTTAAAGACATGTATGGTATATAATTATAAGTATGCTGTAATTACACCTGAAGATATAGTAATACCCCCAAAGGATGATAATATTCAAAACAATTAGATGGAAAAATTTTCTATCTACTGGTGATCAGTGGACTGAAATTAATTTTCAACACAGTGATACTAATTTAATTATTGGTACAAATGGTGCTGGCAAATCTACGATGTTAGATGCCTTGACCTTTAGTCTGTTTAATAAACCGTTTCGTAAGATAAACAAATCACAATTAATTAATGCCACAAATGAAAGAGATTGTTTAGTTGAGGTTGTATTCGACTTAAATGGTAGAGAGTACTTAGTAAGAAGAGGTATAAAACCAAATATATTTGAGATTGATGTTGACGGAACTGTAATGAATAAACAGGCAGATGATCGATCAATGCAGAAAATATTGGAAGAAACTATTCTAAAAGTAAATTATAAGTCCTTTACTCAAATTGTAATTCTGGGTAGTAGTACTTTTGTTCCCTTTATGCAACTGTCTGGATCTAATCGTAGAGATGTAATTGAGGATTTGTTGGATATTCGTATCTTTTCTGCGATGAATCATTTGATTAAAGAAAAAATGCGTGAGCAAAGAGAAAAAATAAAGTCATTGACCTTTAAAAAAGATAACGTAAAAGATAAAATTCAAATGCAAAAGAGTTTTATTAAAGAATTAGAGGATCAGGGAAAGAATAGTATTACTGAAAACGAGAAGAAAAAAGATTCTCTAAGTGATGAGATTTCTGTTCTCATTATGAAAACTGAAGGATTGGAAGATAGTGTATATGGTCTTACTGAGCAACAAAAAGAATTAATTGGTACTGGTGAAAAGTTACTGAAACTTAACAATTTGAAAGGTAAATTGTCCCAAAAAGTATCCACCATAACCAAGGAACATAAGTTCTTTAGTGATAATGTAACATGCCCTACATGTACTCAATCTATAGAAGAATCGTTTCGGTTAAATAAAATTAATGACGTTCAAACTAAAGCGAGGGAATTAAAAAAAGGGTTCGAAGACCTTGAAAAATCTATCAAAACCGAACAAGACCGAGAGCGTCATTTTAATAATTTATCTAAGGAGATTACAAAACTCAACCATGACATTTCTCAAAACAATACTAAGATTTCTGGATTTCAACGACAGATCAGAGATCTGGAATCTGAAATTCAAACTATTGCCGAACGATTTAAAAATAGAAATACTGAAAATGAGAAATTAACTGAGTTTAAAACAAATCTTAAGGAAACAATGTCTGACTTATCAGAAGTAAGAGACGAAGTACTTCATTACGACTTTGCCTATTCTTTACTTAAAGATGATGGAGTTAAGACAAAGATTATAAAAAAATACTTACCTTTTATTAATCAACAAGTAAATAGATATCTACAATTGATGGATTTCTATATTAATTTTACTCTTGATGAGGAGTTTAATGAAACAATTAAATCTCCAATACATGAAGATTTCTCATATTCTTCTTTCAGTGAAGGTGAAAAAATGAGAATTGACTTAGCACTTTTGTTTACTTGGAGAGAGGTAGCAAGGGTTAAGAACTCAGTAAATACTAATTTGTTAATTATGGATGAGGTGTTTGATAGTTCTCTTGATGGTTTTGGAACTGATGAATTTATGAAGATTATTAGATATATAATAAAAGGTGCTAACATCTTTATCATATCTCATAAAACTGAACTGAGTGACAAATTTGAAAGTGTTATAAAGTTTGATAAAATAAAAGGATTTAGTAAATTAGTATGAAAAAATTAATATTATGTCCTGGTCTTCCCAGATCAGCAACTACTTCATTATGGCATTTATTAAAATGTAATAATATTATTAAGGGAACAGATTATAAAGAAACTCATTATCTTTCTGTACTTCATAGAAACTTTGATTTAATGTATCCATCAGAATTAATGCATGGACACGGATCATATATTTTAAATAAAAATGAAAAAATAGGATTAGTATATCCATATAATTTAGAT